ATGACCATCATGAAGCGGGGCAGCACTTACCACCTGCGCAAGCGCGTGCCGCGCCGCTATCAGGGCGTTGAAGAGCGCAAGAGCATCTGGGTCAGCCTGCACACGGACTCCCTTACCGTCGCGCAACAGAAAGCCCCTATCGCGTGGCAACACATCGTGGAAGGCTGGGAAGCCCGGCTTGCCGGAGACACAAGCGACGCGGAACAGCGTTTCGAGGCGGCCAAGAATCTCGCCGCCGTCCGGGGCTTCCGCTACCTGCCAGCACCCCAAGTTGCCAAGCTGCCGCAAGACCAGCTTCTTGCACGTGTCGAAGCCGTCAAAGAGCGTAAAGACGGTGAGCTGGATATGCGAGACACGGCTGCCCTTATGGGCGGCGTGAGTGAACCAGCGATCACGGTGACTCGGGCGCTGGAACTCTATTGGAGCTTGGTAGCGGACAAAACGCTTGGAAAGAGCCCGGACCAGCTCCGCCGTTGGGAGAACCCGCGCAAGAAAGCCGTGAAGAACTTCGTGGACGTGATTGGCGACAAGGCCATTGGCGACATAACCGGCGACGACATGCTGGACTTCCGCCATTGGTGGTTTGAGCGCATCCAGAACGAAGGGCTCACGCCCAACTCGGGCAACAAAGACCTTATCCACCTTGGCGACGTGCTGAAGACCGTGAACCGCATGAAGCGGCTCGGGCTGGTGCTGCCCCTCTCCGATCTCAGTTTCAAGGAAGGCGAGGCAAAGCAGCGTCCGCCTTTCTCCGAAAGCTGGATACGCGACAAGCTCTTGGCTCCGGGAGCGCTGGACGGGCTCAACAAGGAAGCCCGCTGCATCGTTCTGGCGATGGTCAACACCGGGGCGAGGCCGAGCGAGCTGGCGGCCCTCACACGAGACCAGATACGGCTTGGCGCGACCACGCCGCACATTTCGATTGAGCCCGTTGGACGCCAGCTCAAGACGCGCAACGCGCGCCGTGTCATCCCCCTGACCGGCGTGAGCCTGAAAGCTATGGCACAATGCCCTGACGGCTTCCCCAAGTATCGCGCCAGCTCCGCCAGCCTCTCGGCCACGATCAACAAGTATCTCCGGGCCAACAGGCTCTTGGAGACACCGGAGCACTCTCTTTACGGATTGAGACATAGCTTTGAAGACCGGATGTTGGCGGCGGGGATTGATGAACGGATCAGGCGCGACCTTTTCGGCCACGCCCTTGACCGTGAACGGTATGGCAAGGGTGCGTCCCTTGCCGACTTGCAGCGATTGATTCAGCGCGTCGCGCTTTGAACAAGGGCACGCGCCCGGGCCAGCACGTCATTGGCGGCGATGGCTTCCAGCTCGGCAATGTCGGATTCTATGCGCTCGAAAATCGGAGCATAGACAGGATCGGCCACCACCATGCGCGCGACTTTGGCGCGTGCAACTTTCAGGCGTTCAAGGTTCTCCATCTGTTGATACCAAGGGCAAGCGCATTGCGTGGAGAGTAGACGCGCCGCGCTGGGACAAACGGGGTGGTCAGTCCCGCGTTGAGAGGCCGAGCGGTCCCATCACTCGACCTCTAACTCAGAACGCCCCGTTGAGGCGGACGCGAACGGACCCGGACGGGTTGCCCGCTGCCGAGACGGCCACGCCGATCTTGGTATTGCCGCTGGCGGTGCTGGTCACGGCCCCGTCGGACGTGCGGAAATAGACCGCATCGCCCACGGCCAGTTCGTCGGTGGAGACTTTGGGCATCTCGAAGACGCCTTCCGTCACCAACACCAGCGGATCGCCAATGTCGGCGTCCCCCGATGCAATGCCGAAGATATTGCCGAGCTTGACGCCATCGCCAGAGCTAGCGGCGGCCACGGCGGTCAGGGTGAGGTTTTCACCGGGTTGCACGAAGTTGCGCATTTCAGGTTCCTTTCGAGGTTCGGAAATGAAGGGTGGTCGGCGTCCGACGCCCGGCCAGCTCGGCAATCTGCCGGTCCAGCGACGCCAGAGCGGCGGCCATCTGGGCGTCGGACTTGTATTCGACTTCCTCGCCATTCTGGTCGCGGAGGCGCCGCACGCCGCCCGCACGCGCCGTCAGAAGCGCGTCACGGGCTTGCGTGAGCTGGTCGAGCGTCAGAGCCATCAGGAAGTCGCCACGCGCTGCGCGCCGCGCCAGTCGAGCCAGCCCGCGCCGAAGTCGAGGAAGCCCCGGAAGGACAGCCCCAGCGTGTCCCAGCTTTCGCGGCGCTGGACTTGGACGCCCTCGGCCCCGCTCAGGTAGGCGTAGCGCAGGCAGGCCAGACGGGCCGGGTCCGCAAAGAGATACCACGTGCCCGACGGCAGGCGCGGTTCCACCAGCAGCTTCAGCTTGCCCGCGAAGGGGTTCACGTCCGCCGTGGTGCCGGGCTGGATCGCGGCAAGGATTTCCTCGGCCTCGGTTTCCAGATCGGCGGGCACCAGCAGATAGCGCGGCGGCGCGTCGATGATGGTCTTGCCATCGGTGCCGGTGCGCAGGCGCATGGCTTCGCGGTTCTCGGTCAAGGTCGCCTTGGAAGGCAGCCCAGCGGTTTCTCCGATATTGCCCCGGCTGGCGTCGAAGACGGGCGTGCCGTCGCGCATGTCCGGGTTGCTGGTCAGCATCGCCACCATGATCGCCGCTTCCGTCTGGGCAGCCGCCTCGCCAAAGGCGCGCACGGTGTCAGACAGCAGGTTCAGGTCATCGTTGATGATGAGATTCCGGGTCAGGTCGATCCGGCGACCGAAGGTCTTGAGGTTGATGGACTCGCCCTCTTCGGCCCGGCTGGTGGCGGTGAACTCGCCATTCTCGGCCATCTCTTCCAGCTCGCCCATTTCGCCAAGGCGAATTGCCGTGCTGGTCTTGAAGTCCCGGAGCGTCTGCTTGCGGCAAAGCGCCTTCAGGGGGCTTTCGGCGGCCCGGTAAGACGCCATCGCGGTCTTGCCGGTCGCGTCCATGACGGTCAGGGCGAAGTCGCTGGTGCCGTGCGCGGCGGCGCGGTGAAGCACTTCATCCCGGCTCATGCCGCGCGTGCTGGTGCCCATGCGCTCCACGGATTCTCGGGCCATGTCCATCAGGCTCACGTCGGCATAGGTGCGCGACGCCTCGGGCAGCTCTTCCAGCCCGCCCATGCGATAGGCAAGCGCCTCGGCTTGTCGGGTGCGGATCGTGGCCGGGTCTTCGTTCGAGCCATGCACGCGGACCACGGGGGCCGAGCGGCGGGTTTGCTGAGCGTCGAAGACGGCAGCCTTGGCGGCGGTCATGTCGGCTTCGTCGTCAATGAGCTGGTCGGCCAGCTCCGGGCCAAGCCCGGCAGCGCGGACAAGCCCCCGGATGTCGCTCCGGCGTTGCGCTTCCACCTCTTGCGGCGAAAGGGTTTCGGTGGTCTCGGGCATGGGTTCCTCTTTCTGCCGTAGACGGGCGGACGGGTCCGCCGGATTAGAGGTCAACGTGACCTCGGTGAGACGCCACCCGGTCGGGCTCTTCACCCTGCCCTGCGGCGTATTCCGTTCGGCCCAGCCCGAGACGCGGTAGCCGATACTTACTCCGCTCACGGTGCCGTCCGCGATCCGCTGGACCACGGGGGCCGCGTCCTCGGCGCTGGTGATTTCGAGCACGGCCACCACGGCGTCGCCTTCCACGGCGACGGACCGAACGCGACCAAGCTGGTCGCGGACAGAGGCGGTGCGATGCGAGTCCAGGACGGGCAGCCCGTTAGCGCCCGACAGGTCCAGCGTGTCGGCGGTCAGCACCTCCAGAAACGCCCCCCGGGCATCGCGCCGGGTCACGGGCGACGGCGTGGCGATCACGGCGGACACGGTGCGCGTCTCCGGGTCATAGCTGTTGGGGCGAGTCTGGGCGGCCCGCGTCAGGGCGTTATCGAGGGGCATTCGAGCCTCCATTACTGAAGGACAGGCCAAGCTCGGATTCCCGCGCCCGGTCGTCGGCAATCTCGCGGTCCAGCTCGGACACGTTCCAGCCGAGTTGTGCGACGGCTTGGCGGCGGCTGGTCAGCCCCATTTCGAGGGCAGAACGGGCCGCCTCCATGTCCTTTTGCGGGTCCACCTGCATCGGGCGCGGCGGCAGCCATTCAGCTTTCCGCGCGGCGGCAAGGTCGGACACGTCCAGACGCCCGGCCACGTATTCGTCGGTGACGAAGCGTTGGAAGATCGGGTTCAGGAATTGCGGGACAAGCGTGTGGTAAACGTATTGCTCCACCTTGGCCCGGAACGGCAGCAGCCCGGCCCGCAGGCTGGAATAGTTCGCTTGGCTCAGGTCGCCGTCAACAAGGTGCTGGGGCACGCCAAGCCCGGCGGCAATCTGGCCGAGCGTCAGCTTTGCGAAGGCGATGGACTCCTTGGCTTGTTCGGGCGCGGCGAACTTGATGTCAGTCCCGCCCGGCAGGACGCGCACCACGCCGGGTTCAAGGGAAATGTCGCCGCCGTCGGCTTCGGGGAAGGCTTCACCGGCTCCGCCCATGTTCGTGGTGTCAGTGACGAAGCCCGCGAACATGGAAGAGATTTTCAGCCCGACAAGCATGGCATCAAGGGCTTGGTCCAGCTCATTGACGGTCAGCAGGATCGGGGCGAGTTGGGAAATACCGCGTACTTGGCCCGGGCCGAGCTGGCGGAAAATGTGGATCACGTCTTCAGCCGGAACGCGGATGGACTCTTGCGCGGTCGGAAAAAGATCGGTCGGGCGTTGCGGGCGGAAGTGATAGGCGCGGCGCGTGCCATTGGCGGCAAACTCCACGCCCGCCACCACATAGCCCCCGTCGCCCAAGTCGCGGGTGTCGGACTCGTCCAGCGCCTCGGCAGGGTATTGCCGCCAGACGGTGCGCCCGTCGCGGTTCTCGGCCACGAAGAGGGCTTCCCCGTCCACGATTTCGGCCAGCACGGCGGCAGCGGTCATACCCCGGAAGTCGGTGCGGCCCTCGGCGTCCAGATCGGCGTCGGAAAACGCCTTGTCGATAAGCGCGGCCACATCCTTGTCGGGATAGGCCGAATTGCCTTCGATGCCTGCCCCCACAGCCTCGGCCACAATAGCGTCCACGGCGTTGCGGATATAGCCGTTGTTGGCGTAGGCGTGCCGAGCCCGGGCGCGCACCGGAATGGCGGCGGCCAGCGTCTCGGTGCCATGCGAACCGAAGTGCCGCCCGAAGCCCGCGCCACGGCGGCCACCCGCAGCCGCGTCAAAAGACCGGACGGCCACCGGGGCCGCGTCGCGCTTGAAGGGATTGAGGCGGGACAGCAGGGACATTAGTGAGTTGCCCCCCGACGGCGCATCAGGTGCGAAAGGACCGGATCGAGGGGGCACGTCCACGAAGACCGAACTTGGAGCGCGGCGGCTTCAGGCGGAAAGTTGGTGCCGCGCGTAACGCCGTCCTGCACTTGCCGATAGCGGGCCGCCACTAGCGGCTTGCGCGCGCCGGGCTGCCGGAAGAACACGATGTCCGCCGCGAAGTTGCGGAAGCCTTCGGCATAGGACGCCATGATAAGCGCTCCCGGGGAACGCGGGATCAGTTCGAGCGGGCCGGGTTCGTCGCCGGGCCGCCAGTTCTGGATTGCCTGCCCCAGAGCTTTCCGGGCGTCAGGGGACGAAAAGCCCGCTTCACTTGCACGAAGCAGCACGGCCAACGCCAGCGCCGCGTCCGGGCGATACAGGTGGGGTGTGCGCTTGTCGGTTCGGCCTCGGCCATAGGGCTTCACGTAGCCGGCCGCGCCCATATTGCGGATGAAGGCTTTTGCGTCGGCAATGGGCAGGCCAGGTTCGGCCAATGCCTCTGCAAGAACTTGGTGGGTCAGCCCGACGCGATCATGGGCGATATAGACCGCGCGCTCGGCTTCGTTTTGGGTCGTCTGAAGGGCCATCGGGCAAATCCTCACTAGCGGAGATTCGCCTTACGATGACCAGAATCGGGGCTCAGGTAAATTCGCAACCTGTAGTAGACAATGGCATTGGCTACCTGAAGTAGACAATAAAAACAATGACTTGCGAGCGATGCTCGGGATCGCTTATGGTTCGATTCGCCAGTTATGGGAGTGGCTGGCAGTCGAGTGCCCGAAGTGACCGGGCGGGGGCATCCTCGCCCGCCCGGTCACACCCGACAGAAGGAAATTCACATGCACGCACCGCACCAAAAGCGGCTCGGCTTGGCCGGGCTCGCCTCCATGAATGGTTCCCGAAAACGGGGCAGCAACGCAGTCCTGCGTTCGACCCGTCAGCGTCGGAAAGCCTACGTCAAAGCGGAAGACGCCTTGATTGACGAAGCGCGGAAGAGGTGGGGCAAGGTCGACAACATGCCGCCGGAAGCGCAGGCTAAGCTTGAAGCGAAAATCGCCCACCTGCATCAGACGTTTTTTGGCTAAACTCAGGCGGAATCAGTGAAGGGACAAGCCAATGAGTGATCCACTCGCAGAATTCCACGAGAATGGCCGCGCCGCTGGCGTGCGGATTATTGAAGACTTGGTGCGCAATGGTGACATGGACGAATGTGTAAACCAAATCAGAACAGCCGCAATCAACGACTCAAAATTCAACTGGCACCTGCTCGAAAGCATCGCAGCTCTCGCTGCATACGGCTTAGAGAATTCCGAGGACCAAGACGAGACGAGCAAATAATCGCTTAGCTAACCAGAAAACACCGCAAAAAGCAGGTATGAGCCTACCGCGGCTTAGAGCAAGCAAGAGACCGATCGACTCTAAAGAAGCGAAAGACCTCTACCCCCGACGTTAGATCGGCTCATTGATCAATCGACTGACGACTCTGTAGGGCGAGAAAGCTAACTCCCGCGCTTTCTTGCTTCGTTCCAATTTTCCTCCGAGTCCCACGTTAAATTTGATGAAGGAAGAAGCCGCGCCAATGGTCGCCCCAACTACAGGCAATCCAACAGTTGTGCCCATAATTGCTCCGGCGGCACCGCTCATGAGCAAATTGGTTGAGCTTAACTCCAAGGAGACGCCATAGGTGAAATCGCTAAGAGAAAATCTTATCTTCGACTCTCTGCCCGCTGCGACAACGTCTGAGCATCGCTGGTCAATTTCCCCTATCGCCCGTTTCAGCTCAAAGTCAGAGTCCTCTGCGTTCATTACCCGAGAAAAGAGACCATCGATTTCCAAAGTTAGGCTGAGCAATTCATCCCGTCGTTTTTCCTTAAAATTTAGGAGATCTTCCAAGGGAACATCAGCCGTTGGCAGAGGGATGGCTCGGTGCAGCTCGACCAAAGCTCCACGACCTTGAGTGAAAATTCCTTTGGCTTGAAGATTAAAAGAGTTCTCACCTTCAGACATAGACCAGAGACCCGGTTCTCTTTCTTCAAGCTCCTTAAAAGCTGCCAAGTGCAGGTGCGAGTATATTAGCCCGGCACGACCAGACACTTGGCCAACGCTGACCTCCATCTCGCTTAGTAATTTGCACTCCTTGAGATATCTCTCGTCGTCAGACATCCCGAAACTGATAAGCCTATTTTTCGGTTTATTGATGCGATCCCAAAATAGTACGGCGCGGCGAAGCTCAACGGGGTCGACACCGCCGCCTCGCGCGGAAAGCGATCCGTCTTCAGTTATGGTGATCGGTGGTGAAACAACGATGCCTTTGCCAGCTTTAGGAAACTTCCCATAAAAGCGGTCATTTTCCTTTCTGCGTTTCGCCTCACCCATTTTGATAAATCACCTTCCAAGCCAAATACTTTTCACCACGATAGCTTGGCGTTTGGGCATTGTCACCGCCTGAACCTCTTCGGCGCGACGGTCCACGTTCGCGTTGACCAGATTACGCACGGCCATTGCGTAGATCACGCAATCGAGTGACTCCGCCCGGCGGCCCGGGGTGCGTTCCCATTGCCGGATCGGTGCGCCCTTACGGTAGCGCACCACCAGCCGTTCGGACGCTAGCTCTTCATAGAAGCGCCCTTCCAGCGTGTCAGAGAAGCGGACAGACCGGCCACGGGTCAGCCGGTTGATAAGCTGCCCCTTGAGCCCGTCCACGCCCACGATGAAGAGCCGCGCGCCACGGGTGTCGCTCGCCTTGATCGCCTGCCGGTCGCCCGATGCCCCCTTCACGGCGTAGATGCGGCGGCCCATGCGGGGGCGGCAGAAGCCAAGGACTCGGTCCATCGTCACGCCGTCGCCCGCGTCAATCCCCGTTGCGTCCACCCGCAGGAAGCCGCCTTTGGGGTGCTTCCAGACGGTGCGAAGGGCGTCGTCCAGCTCGGCCCACACGTCGTCCCCCATCGGGTCGCCATAGATTACGTCTTGCGCCAAGATGAAGACTTCATCCCTGCCCCAGCCCACGAAGACCATTTCGAGCCGGTCGCGCTGCACGTCCACGCCACAGGTGACAAAGAGCACATCCCCCGGGATCGCGTCGGGCAGTCCGAAAGGCTCGGCCCGGGCGGCCAGTGCGGCGTCGTCGATCTCTTCAGCGGCCTCACGCCAGCCTTGGCCCATAAGGGTGTTGGTCCAGACTTGCAGCTTGTCGGGGTGCGCCTTCGATTCAAGGAACTCTTGGGCGATCTTGCCCCAAGAGGCGTTCGCCAGCGTGGACACAAGCGCGTTGAGCCGGAATCCGGCGTGACCCTCCACCTCGGGCCGAGTGATCCGCCAGCGCCCGGCGGCCACCATCGCAGGCTTGTGTCGCTCTTCGGTCACGGCCCCGCAGCTCGGGCAGACATAGGCGGCTTTCAGGGGCTCGCCGTCGGGCCATTGTATGTCCGCCCATGTGATTTCATGGAAGTCGCCACAGTGCGGGCACGGGCACTCATAGACGCGGGAGTCGCTGTTGGCGTAGCTCCGCAGCACGTTAGACGTGGCCTCAAGCGTCGGGGTGCTGCCCAAAACGATCTTGCGGTTGGGGAAACTCAGGGTGCGGCGTTCGGCCAGCGTGAGGGGTGAGCCCTCGGCCCCCGGCTCCATCGCGTCGGCTTCGTCGATCAGCAGGACGCGGACGTTGTGGCGGCGCAGGTTGCGGGGGCTCTTGGCGGCCACCACCTTGAGGCTGCCACCGGGGAAGCGGCGGGACAGCAGCGTGTTGCGCCCGGCTTCGTCGGTCTCGGCAGACATAAGCCCCTTCAGCTCCGGCGTGGCCGAGAAGATCGGTTCCAGATCGCTCACCACGTAGTCGCGGGCGTCCGCCTCGGTCGGCTGCAAGACCATGATCGGCGCGGGCTCATTGGCGATGTATGCCGCCACGGTGCCCGAAAGCAGCGTGGTCAGCCCGACGCGCACCGGCTTCACCACAGTCACGCGCTCAATCAGCGGGTCCGAAATGGCTTCAGCGATGCCCCGTTGATAAGGCCAGAGCGTGACGCGCCCCGGGGTGGCCGAGACGCCTTCCGGCAGCCGCATGGTGCCTTCGATCCAATCGGGCAGGCTCAGGCGCGGCGGTGGCTTCAGAGCGGCCATAGCGTTGCGGCGGGTGCGGGTCAGGGTGTCACTCATGTTCGGCCAGCTCCATCAGCACGTCGCGGACTTCGGCGTCCAGCGCGGCAAGGTCATGCGGGGTCAGGTGGCCGAGCTTGCCAGCGGCCCGGCTCGGCAGAGCGAGGAAGGCGGCGCGCACGTCCCGCAAGACGCCAGCCCATTCGCGTTCCACCTCGGCGGCGGCGATCAGCTCGCCACGGGCTCGGGCGTTCTGGAAGGCGAGCTTGTCCGCGTTCTCTTTCGCCAGCCGGAGCTTTTCGGCGGCCAGCTCGGCGTCGGCCCGGCGGCCAGTAGCTCCGGCGCGGGCGTGGTCGCAATAGGCTTTGACGGCGGCCCGGAGCGGAAACCGCTTGTCGGCGTTCCGGGGGATCACGCCTTCCCGGGCGAGGGTCGAGACGCGGTTGGCGGTCAGGCCGAGCCATTCCGCCAGCTCACCAGCGGTCACGCCCTCGGGTTCCGGGCCACCCACCAGCGCGTCTATTTCTGCCATTTCAGTCTTGGGGATCATGCGGGCCTCTCGGGAAAGTTGGGAACGGCGGTAAACTCGGGAAAACCGGGTTTCCCATTTGAAATTTTTTCTGAAGCGGGAAATGCCGGGGCTCCGCGTTCCCCCCGACGCGTCCAGAGGGGGAAGGACCCACACGGGAACGGCGGGAAGCTCGGGAACGCTGGGAATGCCCGGCCAAGGTTGGTGGCCGCACGCCCAAAGGGCGGCCTTCCAACCCTATGGGGGTATGGGGGTTGGAAGGAACATAGGTTGGCATAGGGTTGGAACAGGGGTTGGCATGGGGGTTGGTAGTAGGCTGGAAGCCTCCAAAGTAGGGGTTGGAAGAGGGTTGGAAGGCCCACATGGGAACGCCGGTAAAGAGAACACCCATCAGGAATCCCCCACGAGAAAAGCCCGCCTCTTGGAAGGCGGCCCCTCTTCCTCCACTCGGATTGCGCCATTGCTCAGAAGCTGTTCCATTGCTGCTTGGAAAGCGCGCTTGCTCACGCCCTCGCTGCCGGGCAGCCCTGCGAAGACCTTAGGGGCGTAGGCCGACGAAGCCTTGGGCGATACCTTCCTGCCCTGCTTGGTGTGCTCGGCCAGCAGGGAAAGGAAAACCCGCTCGGCCTTACTGTTCCGCTCTTCGCGTGTGGGGGCGTCGGGAACGAAGACGCCCCCCATCCACGTCAGACCAATTTCCTCGCCCGTGCGCCCGTAGTTGGCTTTCATGGTTTCAAGAATCCGGGCATCGGGGTCAGCCTCATACCCATCATCCTTCACCCTGCGCAGATAAAGCCGGGAACGGACGGAATTGCTCCACGCGGTCGAACCGGACGCGCCGGTGCCGCTGTTGAGCCCGGTCAGCGAAGGGTGCGCCAGCAGGACAACTGCGCACTCATATTCAATCGCCAAGTGCCGCAGCATCCCGATAAACTGGCGGCCATGCGCACGGTCGTTTTCGTTCCCCGCGTGCAAGTCCGCCAGCGTGTCGAGAATGATCAGCTTGGGGCGTTCGCGCTCCATCGTTCTACAGATTTCAGCATAAAGTGCCGTGGGCTTCAGTGCGTTCGTCTTGCGGTCCAGCACCGCCAGCAAGGCGTCCTCCCCCGCCAAAGATCGCATTAGCAACTTGTTGAGAGCTGCCAACGGAACGTCGTTGCTGTCGCAGATGTCAGACAGGCGGCGGTGCAGTTCGTTGTTGTCGTCTTCTGCAGATAGCACCAATGCCTTGCCCGGCTGGTCGATTCCTCGGTTGACCCACCGCCTGCCGGTCACGGTAGAGACGGCAAGCTGAAGCGCCAAAAGGCTCTTCCCGGTGCCGCCATCGCCACCCAACAGGGTGACGGTATTGCCGGGGATGAGGCCGTCCACATGCCACTTGCGCGGCGGGATAGGCAGCCCGGCCCACTCCGATGCGGGAAGGAAAAGCGGCTCGGTCTGTTGCTCCGGCAGGACGCCGACCAGCTCGGCAATCTCCGCCTCTTCCTCGGGCAGCAGCCATCCCATTTCGTCCCAAAGGTCGTCGAAGTCTTCCAGCAGCTCCATGTGGCGAAGGTCGGTTACGGTGTCGTCGTACCAGCCGTGCCGCTCGGCTTCATGAATAACGTGCCAGCCGGTCAGGCCACGGTCAGCTTTACACGAGTCCCAAAGCGCGTCCGTGTGGTCCGCGTCATAGTCGTGGTGTTGCTTGCTCCATTCATGGACCAGTTCGCGGCCCTCTTCGCTGCCCCCGGTCTCGCAATGCACGGCCATAACCATGTGCAGCCACGCGTCCCGGCTGGCGTAGGCGTCGCCATCGTTGGGGCACTTCATGAGCGCATCTCGGATCACGCGGAAGGGAAGGCCCGTGGGCTCGCCCTGCCCCGGCTCCACGACCTTGCGGCGGATTGTCAGAGCCTCGGGCCACTCCGGCAACTCGCGCGTCAGACGGCCCGTATAGACGCCTTTGCCGTTTGTCGCGCCGGGGGCCACCACGAAGCCCCCTTCGCCGCGCACGTCCAACCCAGCGGGCAGCCCGGCGGCGCTATTACCTTCTCCTTGGTATTTGAAATGGAGGTGTCGCCCTCCGGTCGGGGTGAAAGTCTGGCCGGGCGACAAGGTATCCACGTCCAACCCCAAAGCACTGAGTCCAGCGAAACCGTCTTTGCCGTTTTTCAGGTCTACGTCCAAGGCCACGAAGCCGTTGAGCTTGCCAGTTGGCAGCCCGGGCATGGCATCGGGCCACTTCGCCCACCAACGCTCAATCTGCCGGGCGTCACTAGTTGCCTTGTCTTGCCAGCCCTTGACCAGAGGGCGCTTGTTCGCTCCCAACGGGATCACGAAGTAGCCTTCAGCAGCCAAATCATGGGCAGCTTGGCGGTTGTCGGAGACTTGGCCTTTGGGGGCTTTCGAGTTATGTTTTGTTTGCAT